CCCGCATAGAGTATCATGTACTAAGTTGGCGGGAAAACGAACTTGGCCGTTTGGTGTTTACGTAAACGCTTGACGTGAGGACAGATTGAAAAACGGCGCAACAACACAAGACGGGATGCATGTGGTATATCATGCCATTGACAACCTTGTCTTTTCTGAATATAACCCAAGGGAATTAACAAAGCACCAGCACGCCGCGCTGGTTGAATCCATTGAGGGCTTTAACTGGGTTGTGCCAATTGTTATAAACACCAACAAAAAGCGGAAGAACGTTGTGGTTGGCGGCCACCAGCGGCTAAAAGTGGCGCGGGAACTTGGCCACAGCAAAGTACCTTGCATTGAAGTTGACCTGCCAGTTGAAAGGGAAAAAGAATTAAACATAAGACTTAACCAAAACACAGGCCAATGGGATTGGGATGCGCTTGCTAATTACTTTGATGTGGGGGAACTGACTGAATGGGGGTTTACGGACGACCAATTGATTGGTTGGCATGAAGCGTATAAGGATGATTATGCAAGACCAGATTTTGAACACCTTATTGACGAATTTGCGGAGAAAAAGGACACCGCCCTGACAAAGGATTATAATTGGTTTTACATTGAGTATTACGGTGACGATAAGCGGTTTAAAGAATTGAAAGCATTGTTGGAAGCAAACATGGTTACAGAGCATGAAATAGATAAGGAATTTTTTTACGAGTATATAAGGAAATTGGATGCGGTTTGAAAAAAAGGGTTTTAACCCATGCAAGGAATGTACGGTTTTGGGTGCGTCTTGCGCAACCAAGAAAGCGTGTGAGCCAGTTAGACAGAAATTAAGGGCTTACGATGGTATAAGATTCACCTCGGATGGCTTTGACTGTGCTTTGCCTGTTACAATAGATAGCCACTCGGCCTGTTCTTTTGGTTGCCTTTATTGTTTCTCGGATAACTTGGTACAGCACAGACAAGGCTCAAAAACAGTTGGCCAGACCTCGCTTAAAAAAATAGAAAACATCTTTTCTGGGAAGGACACAAAAGAAGCGCGCAAATACCAAAAGGCATTGAAATATGACAGGCGCAACAAGCATGGGTTTCCTTGTCCCGTTCAGTTGGGTGGCATTTGCGATGCGGCTGACAATATAGAACGCAACCAAGGCTGGTTACTTGACTTTATAAAGCTGGCAAATAAATATGACCAACCCGTCCGTATCTCAACTAAAGGTAACCTTTTTCTTTCCGATGAATACCTTGCCGCCATTTCAGAGAAACCAGAATTGTATTGGGTTGCTTTTAGCATTATAACACCCGACGATGAACTGTTAGGTAAAATAGATAAAAGAGCGCCCAATGCTTCGGAACGGTTGGAGTCAATGAAAAGGCTGTCAGCGCGGGGTATAAAAACCTCATTACGTTTTAGGCCTATACTTCCGGGATTTTCTGATTCCACGCCGAAATACCCACATGCTTGGAAAACACTTATTGAAAAAGCTACTGAGGCGGGTGCTTGTGCAATTAGTTACGAGGTTGGTTTTGTTCCGGGGATGATGACAGAGGATATAAAAACACGGTGGAGGGAAATAGAAAGAATCTCAGGCAGGCAATTAATTAAGATTTATCACAATTTATTTGGCAGGCAGGCTTGTACAAGGCCGTCTTATATGTGGACAGAAGATATAATGCACAAGATACGGGACACTGCTAAAACGTGCGGCTTGACTGTCGGGGTAAGCGACCCTGTGTGGAAACAGTTATCGGAAGTTGGGTGTTGCTGTGGCATACAGCCTGACGACCCTGTTTTCGGGAACTGGGAACGTGAGAACGCCACCAATGCGTTAATTGAAGCAAGTAAAAATGGCGGCGAAGTGTTTTTTGAAGACATAAATCCTAAATGGGCGAAAGATGTTTTAATGACCGATTTGTGTAACATGGGGGTCGGGCCGAAAGTTATTTACGACAAACGCCACAAAACATGGGAAGATAAATTAAGGGAAGATTGGAACGGGTTAGGAAAACAGCGGAGTCCGCTGAACTATTTTCAAGGCGCATTAATGCCTGTAGGTAAAGACAACAAACAAGATATTGTTTACAAGTATGAGGGGTTAGAAAGAAAAAATCCAAAACATACTCCGGGATGGGATTGTGCCTGATAAACAGGGCGATAACAGGCACAAGAACGGCCAGTTCACAAAAGGTGTAAGCGGCAACCCAGAAGGCCGTCCGCCCAAGATAAGGTGCATCCCCGATATATTAAATAAGATTGGCGGGGAACTTATTGCCGAGTTAGAGGGTGTAACAAAGTTAGAAGCAATTATGCGCATGGTATACCGCAAGGCTTTTGAGGGCGAGAACTGGGCGGTGCGCTTTATAGCTGAATACACGGAAGGAAAACCAGTTACACCAATAAGCATGGAAAACAACCAACCCATTGAGATACTAAGAATTACAAATGAAGCATGACCACGGGGCTAAATGTAGATGTAATAAGGGAAAGCATACTGACGGATGCGAGCAGGTACAAAGTTGTGGTTGCAGGCAGGCGGTGGGGAAAGACCACGCTGGCGCTAATATGGTTACTGCTAAGCCAATTTATGCCAGCGGAAAGACGTTGGTATATTGCGCCCACATACCGACAGGGGCGCATGATTGCGTTTCCGTTACTGAAACGGTTATTTCGTGGGCTTGATTCAGCTAAAATAAATGAATCTAATTTGAGTATTATATTGAACAACGGTGCGGAAATAAGTATTAAGGGCGCTGACAACGAGGACAGTTTGCGCGGTACAAGTTTGGCGAAGGTTGTGCTTGACGAATACGCTTATATGCGGCCTAACGTATGGCAGGAAATTGTACTGCCCATGTTAGCTGATACCAAGGGGCAGGCAATGTTTATTGGCACGCCTGACGGCTATACAAACGGCTTTTATGACATATACAGTAAAGGGCTTAATAATGATGAGGACTGGCGTAGCTGGCAATTCAAAACGGTGGAGGGGGGTTTTGTGCCAGCCGACGAGGTTGAAAAGATGCGCGGCAATATGGACGAGCGCGTTTTTAGGCAGGAATTTGAAGCAACGTTTGAAACAGCCTCTAACCGTTGCGCTTATAACTTTAACAGGGACAAGCACATTACAAAAGATTACGAACCGTCAAAACTGATTTACTTTGGCGTTGATTATAACGTTGACTATAACACGGCTTTATTAATACACGAATACACGGACTCGACCATCCACGTCAGTCATGAGATAAGGCTAAGCAACAGCAATACAGAGGAGCTTTCCAAGCACATGAAAAAGCTGGCCACAGAAGTTGTTGTTTACCCTGACCCCGCTGGGAAAGCAAGAAGCACCCAAAGCGATAAAAGCGACCACCAAATAATGCGCGACCATGGGTTTAAAATACGCGCTCGGCGCTCGCATCCATCACACAGGGCAAGGCTCAATGCTTTAAATCGCAAATTGCTTGATGCCAATGGCAAGGTGGGCGTTACAATTAGCCCTAATTGCAAATGGCTTATCCGCGATTTGGAACAATGCACAAGGGACAAATACGGTGGAATAGACAAGTCCGATATAACGCTTACACATGCGTTGGACGCGGTTAGCTATGCCATCGAGTATAAGTTCCCTGTCTTAAGACGTGAGGCTGTAAGCGTACAATGGTAATAAAGGATTTAAGTAAGGAAGCGGTTGTTAAAAGTATTAAAGAGCATTTACAGTATGTGGAAACCAAGCGCACGGTGGAACGCTATAAAATGCTCAATTATTACGAGGGGCTGGTAAGCGAATTGGAAGCTGATATTAATAAGTGGTTTAATGCTGATAGCTTAAAACAAGCGCCGCCAGTTGTTACCAACCTTACTGGTAAAATGGTTGACAGTAGGGCAATATCATACAAGCAAGCGCCACAGCGTATGGCGGATGAGCGTTACGAGGAAATTGCTTGGAACTTGGACAGCCGTATGTTACAGCTTGAGCGCCTTACATACCTGCTGGGTACAATGGGGCTTAAAACATTTTATAACGAGGAAAAACAGCGCATTGAGTACGACCTGCTGGTTGAGTTTTACCCAATGTTTTTACCCAACAGTTCTGAGCCAGTGGCCGTGGCGTATCCCCTGTTTAGCCATGGTAACAGTAAAATGCAGGAGCAGGTTTATGTGTTTTGGTCAGCGGAAGAACATTATAACATTACACAGCGCGGTAAGATTATAAGTGTTAACGATGAGGACGTAAATCCTTACGGCGTTATGCCAATTACGTTTGCACATCGCCACCCACTTACAACCGACTGGTGGCGTGAGGGTGCAAGCGATATTGTAAGCGTTAATACAACGGTAAACATACTATTAACAGAAATGAGCCTTGGCATGCGGCTTGAAATGCTTGGCCAGCCGTGGGTCAGTGGCATAGACGATGCCAGCCGTATGCAACTCGGCGTAGATAAGCCGTTAATTTTACCAGAGGGCGCTTCCTTTCAATTTGCAACAGCAGGCGGCAACCTTACGCAATACTCAGACGCCATACGTTTTATGATTGATAAGGTAGCTTATGAAAACAGCCTTAAGACCAAATGGGCTGTCGGTAGGGATGCCATAAGTGGTGAAGCACTTAAAATGCTGGAAGTGGATCTAACCGAGGCCGTTATGACCGATGTGGAAATGGTATGGCGCGACTTTGAACGCACACGTTACGAGGTGGACAGGGCTGTACTTGATTACCACAACGTAAGCCTTAATGAAGAATACAGCGTGGATTTTAGCGAGCCGCGCTTCCCATTAAGCGCAACTGAGGAAAGGGCGCAATGGGAATGGGAATGGCAACACGGCTTGCGCAGTAAGAAAGATTGGTTTAGGAAAAACAACCCTGACAGCACAGACGTTGATGCACTTGTGGAAAATGTGCAAGCGGAACGTGCGCAAGAAACAACAGCGGAGCAACCAGCCACGGAAGGCAACCTGCTGTTACAGGCCTTACAGCAACCAGTATAAAGCATGCCAGACTTTATTGAACAGGCGGGGAACAAATTGGCCGATGGTTTTTATAATGTGCAGGTTGCATTTGTTAATGAGGTTATGGCGTTAAGGGCGCGGGGTTTAACACGTGAACAAATACTGGCCACGCTTTCACAATTAGATATTAAAGAACACATGCTTACAAACCTTGGCTTGCGCGGTGATATTGAAGAATTTATGCTAACGTATGAAACAATGCTTTTGGGCATGGAGAAGTACGCTGAAATAAGCCCCATTACATTACAGGCATTAAAGAAAGCCGACACCGCCTTTTTTATGAACGCGCTTACTACACAGGTAAGCGAGGTATTAAAGGGCGAACTTCAGCGCGCGGCCATTACAGGCGTTGGCCAATCAGGTATAATTGCAAACCTTGCGGCACGCACCACATTAAGGAAAGACCACATTAGAACACTTGCTAACTCAGCAGTAAGGCAATACAGCCGCAACGTTACCGCGGAAATGTCAAACGCCATGCCAGCGGATGCCAAGTATGTTTACATGGGCGTTGTGGATGAAATAACGCGGCCAATATGCTTACAGATGGTGGCGGCTGGTGCGCGTACTAAAAAACAAATTGAAACACAGTTTAAAGGCGCATTTAATACTGCTGGCGGTTACAATTGCAGGCACAGGTGGACACTGGCCACAGAAACAGCGCACAAGCTAAACCCATCAGGCAAGGCCAAAAGCTGGATTAAGAATTATGAAAAGAAAACGGGGCGCAGGTGGGTTACACCACAAACCCCATTAGAACAGGTTGCGGCACGTGCCTAATTTTTCCACAATTGCAGATGGCGGCGGTAAACCATTTTGGATTAAAGTGGGCGAGGAAATGGCCAACCAAATACGGGTGCAAACAAAAGCAGGCAAAGATGTTAAAGGGCGTGCATTTAAAAAATACAAAAGGGCTTACGCGGCGGCCAAAAAGGCGCGCAAGTTTGCAAGACAATCATCTACCAGCGACCGCCCTGACCTAACCCTAACGGATGACATGTTACAGGACTTACAGGTTGTTAAAGCAACGCAAAACGGTGTAACAATTGGTTTCCCATCAGAAGCTGGTAAAGTACATGGCAACGCAGAACGTGGCAGGCACTTAAGCACGGCAACAACACCAATACCTGCCAGAGCGGCAAAAGAATTAAAGCAAAGGCTTGACGTAAAGATTAAATCAAATCTAACTAAAGTAAGCGGGCGCACCCGCGTTCGTATTGGAAAGTAACTCAACAAAAGAGGTAAAAATGAGTGATGAAAAAGTCATAGCTGACGTAAAACAGCCAACCGCCGAACTTCAAGGCGTTAACAATGAGGCCGTCGCCGAAGACGTAAAACAAGAGTCACAGTCTATACCGTACACCCGCTTTAAGGAGGTTTTGGATTCTAAAAAATCACTTGAATCTGAAATTGCCACACTTAAAGAAGCGGAAGAAGCAAAGCGGAAAAAGGACTTGGAAACACAGGGCGAATACAAGCAACTGTTAACCGAGGCCGAAACCAAGCTGGAGCAGGCCGTACAAAAAGCGGCACAATGGGACGATTACCAAACAGCGCGGCGTGAAACTTTGCTTGCACAGTTATCAGAAAGTGATGCGGCAATTTATGGCGGGATGCCATTAGACAAATTGGAATCCCACATTGATAAAACTAAACAAAGTTCCCCCACGAAAGTTGAAGGTGGGAAGGCAGGCGTTTTAAAAGCGCCTAACAAACCCATCGGTGATATGACAAAAACAGAACGGCGTGAAAGCTGGCCTGCAATTATGGACGGGTTTCGTAAGGGGACAAGGAGTAACTAATTATGGCAGAAGTAACGCTGACGACAGCGGCCAATTTTATACCAGAGCTGTGGAGTTCGGCGATTTTGGACTATGCCGAGAAAGCGTTCAGTCTACGCAACCAAGTAACTGACCTTTCCAGCATGGTTTCAGAAGGTGGCGACACCATTCACGTTCCAAAAGTAACCGAAGAGACAGCGGCTTCCCTTTCAAGCGGTAGTGCTGTTACCTACGGTGCGAACACGGACGGCAAAGTTGACCTCTCAATTGACCAACACGCATACGAAGCGAAGAGAATTGGCGATATTGTAAAGGTGCAAGAATCGGCTGACCTGTTCGGGATGTACGCCAAGAGCATGGGTTATTCCATCGCAAAGTTCGTTGAGAACTATATTGCGGTATCTGTAATCCAAGCGGCTACTGGGAATGATGTAACACTGAGTTCGGATAACACTTTTACCACGGCGCTCATTAGAAGCGGTCTTAACAGCTTCCTTGATGCGGGGCATTCTTACACGGACGGAGAGGCTTTCTTGTATTGCTCCCCCGCCGCGTATATGAGTGCGCTGTCATTGCAGGATTTTTATGACGCTTCACGCAGGGGCGATGCACAGAATCCGAATGTTTCGGGCTCTGTTGGTATGGTCTATGGTGTGCCGACATTTGTTTCCACAGATTGGGACGATGACGGTGGGACTGGCGACGAGACGGCTTCCTTATTCAAACGGGAAGCGGTTTATTTTGCCCAGCAGATTCAACCGCGTGTTCAATCGGCCTACGATATAGACTACGTTTCAACTTCAATAGTTGCCGACGTGGTTTTCGGGGCTTGTCTAAGTCATGCGGCAGGAAGCACAAGTTGTGCAGTGGCAAACTTCAACAATCCGTAAGGATAGCTGAAGATTAACTGAGTAATGGGGCGGGGCAACTCGCCCCAGTATTCACAAAT